AGATCTGCGGCTTGTTCCGTGTGCCGCCGCACCTGGTTGCCAGCATGGAGAAGATGACGCTCAACAACATTGAGCACATGGGCATGAGCTTCGTGAACTACTCGCTGGTTCCGATCATGACTCGCATCGAGCACCGCATCCAAGTCGGTCTGCTCAACGAGAAAGACCGACTTACCCATTACGCCAAGTTCAACGCGGGAGCGCTGATGCGCGGTGATCTGAAGGGCCGATACGAATCCTACGGCAAGGGCATCCAGTGGGGGATCTTGAGTCCCAACGACTGCCGCGAACTGGAAGATGAGAATCCTCGCGAAGGCGGCGACATCTACCTCACCCCAATGAACATGACCACCAATCCAGAGGCTGTCGACAATGCAGACAAAACAGCGCCTTGACGTGCCGCTGACCATTAAGCAGGTCAGTGACAACGGCGAGTTCGAAGGCTACGGGTCGGTGTTCGGCGTCGTTGACAGTTACAGCGATGTTGTTGTGCGCGGCGCATTCACCTCAAGCCTGTCCAGATGGAAAGAGAAAGGCCGCCTGCCGGCGATGCTCTGGCAGCACCAAATGAGCGAGCCTATCGGCATCTACACCGAGATGCGCGAGGACGACGTTGGCCTGTACGTCAAAGGCCGGCTTCTGATTGAAGCTGATCCACTGGCCAAGCGCGCGCACGGGCATATGAAGGCGGGAAGCCTTACCGGGCTATCCATCGGCTACATGCTCGAAGACGGTGGTTACGAATACGACAAGGAAAAGGGCATCTGGCTGCTGAAGGCTATCGACCTCTGGGAGGTCTCCCCGGTCACCTTCCCGGCCAACGACGAGGCCCGGATCACTGATGTGAAATCTCTGCTGGCCCGCGGCGAATCACCGCCGCCCAGCAAAGTGGAGCGAGCCCTTCGAGAGGTTGGGTTTTCTGGCTCCCAGGCCAAGGCCTTTATGGCCAAGGGCTACGGCGCAGTTTCACCGCGAGAGGCGGATGCCGGCGAAACGCTGCAACCTTTTAAAAAACTTATTGACCGAATGTAAGGAGCCTCTCATGGCTGTTGAATTGAAAGACGTGGAACAAGTCGCTGAAGCCCTGGGCAAGAAGTTCGACGAGTTCAAGGAAAAGAACGACAAGCGCATCGACGGCCTGGAAGCCGAAAAGGGCAAGCTGTCCGGCCAGGTTGACACCCTCAACGAGAAGTTGAGTGAGCTGGATGAGCTGAAAAGCAATCTGGAAAAAGAACTATTGGCCCTCAAGCGCCCAGACGGTACCGGCACCAAGGCCGCCAGTGAGCACAAGACCGCATTCATGCAGTTCGTGCGCAAGGGCATCGAGACCGGTCTGGGCGAACTGCAGGCCAAGGCCTTGCAGGTAGGCGTTGATGCCGATGGCGGCTTTGCTGTTCCTGAAGAGCTGGATCGCAGCATCATCGAACTGCTGCGCGATACCTCGCCAATGCGCCAGGTATGCAACCAAATCACTGTTGGCAGCCCGGACTACAAGCGTTTGGTGAACCTGGGTGGTAACGGTGCTGGCTGGGTTGGTGAAACCGATCCACGCCCGGCAACCAATACCCCGAAGTTGGGTAACATCTCTGCCTTTATGGGCGAGCTGTACGCCAACCCACAAGCCACTCAGGCCAGCCTTGACGACATCTTTTTCGATGCTGAGGGTTGGCTGAATGGAGAAGTTGCCCGCGACTTCGCCGAGAAGGAAGGTAATGCTTTCCTGAAGGGTGATGGCGTCAACAAGCCAAAAGGCCTGTTGGCTTACGGCTTGGATTTGAAGGACGACGACGAGCGTGCTTTCGGCGTCCTGCAAAAGCTCGTCTCTGGCACCGCCGGGGCGATCACTGGCGACAGTTTGATCAACCTGATTCACACCCTCAAGGCGGGCTACCGTGCCAACGGCACCTGGATGATGGGCAACCTGACTGTTGCTTATGTCCGCAAGCTGAAGGACAGCGAGGGTAACTACCTCTGGCGTCCAGGCCTGGAAGCTGGTGCGCCGTCGGTCCTTCTGGGCTACGGGATCACCGAAAACGAAGATATGCCCGACGTTGCCGCCGATGCCAATGCAATTGCATTCGGTGACTTCAAGCGCGCCTACACCGTTGTCGACCGTATCGGCACCCGCGTGCTGCGCGACCCCTACACCAACAAGCCTTTTGTTGGCTTCTACACCACCAAGCGCGTCGGCGGCATGCTGGTCGACTCTCAGGCCGTGAAGATTCTCACCCTGAGCGCCGCTGCCTGAATGGGCGGGCGCCTACGGGCGCCCAGACTGCCGGAGGATTTATGCCGATCATTATTGTGAAAAAACCGTTCCCATTCTCTGCGGATGGCAACCATGTAGTTGAGGTTCCTGCCGGCGAGCAGGATGTCTCGGAGCGTTGCGCGCTGGTGGCGGTCGAGCACCTGGGCGTGGCGTCCTATCCCAATCAACTGGACTCCAATGGTCTGAAGCTGGATGGGCCGACCATTGCTGAGTTTTTAGCAGCCGGCTACATGGCGGCGAATTACCCGCCCGAGGGTTACGCATCGCGCAGCTCGCAGGAAGAAATCGACGCGGCGATCGATGCGCAGAAGGAAACCGATCCGCTCAAGATGAAGGTTCCCGATCTGAAGGCCTGGCTCACTGGCAAAGGGATCGAGTTCGATCCGTCCGCCAACAAGGAAGCCCTTCAGGCGCTGGTGACAAAGGGTGATTGATCTCCCCATCGTCAAGGCTCACTTACGGGTCGACCATGACGATGAGGACGCGCTGATTCAGGGCTACACGGATGCAGCCTTCAGTGCGTTTGAGACCTGGACCAATCGGACGCTTGTCGATCCGGAGGCGGCTTTGCCAGATCCAGTCGGCAATGCGCTGTTGATGACCAAGGCGATCGAGCAGGGTGCGCTGCTACTGATCGGTCACTGGTACAGCAGCCGCGAGACTGTAGTGATCGGGACGATCACTGCGGAACTGCCAATGGCAACCAACGCTCTGTGGAAGCCTCACCGCTGGGTGAATGTATGAGGGCCGGGGAGCTGCGTCATCGGGTTGAGTTGCAGCGCCAGGTATTCACCCAGGATCCCGTGACTGGCGAGATGACTCCAGACTGGCTGGAGGTTGCAAAGCTGTATGCCAGCATAGAGCCGCTATCTGCGCGAGACTTCCTCGCGGCATCTGCAGCCCAATCAAAGATTTCGGCCAGAATCGTTATTCGTTATCGCGCCGGCATTGACCCGACAATGCGGATTGTCTATCGCGACAAAATCTACAATATCGAGGGTGTGCTGGCAGACCCAAAGAGTGGGCTTGACTATCTCACGCTCCCCTGCAGCGAAGGGGTAAATAATGGCTGACGGCGTTGAATTCGATATCAAAGGGCTTGATTCGCTTCTGGGAAAGCTCGCGGTCGTCACGTATGACCTCAAGCGCAAAGGCGGACGGTCTGCTCTTCGGCGCGCCGCCCAGCTAGTTGCTGATAAGGCCAAGGAGGGCGCCGAGAAGCTGGACGATTCGGCGACCGGCAGGTCCATCGCAAAAACATTGCTCTCCGCTGGAATGGCCGGCTCTTCAAGCAGACCGGAAACCTGGGCTTCCGCGTTGGGGTAATGAAGGGCGCGGTGCTGGCCAAGCGTGGTGAGCGTCCGGATCTTTCCGCAGCCGGTCCTACGCCCCATTGGCGGCTATGGGAATTCGGAACGGAAAAGATGCAGGGCTCTCCGTTCATGCGGAGCGCGCTCGCTGACAACATCAACGCCGCTACCGAAACCTTCGTCAGCGAATACGAAAAAGCAATTGACCGCGCATTGAAGCGCGCCACCGCCAAGGCCGCCAAATGAAGTACCCACCGATTTTCAAGTTGCCGCCTCGGACCCTGGCGTTACGGATCTGCTGGGAACGAACCCCACGCGCCTTTACCTCTTCGGCCTCGCGCCTGAAAAGCCGTCGGCACTTACTGTGTCTGGCAGGTGGTTAATGGGGCCCGGAGAGCTTTTTGGCGGTCGACCAGATGCTGAGGCCTACCGGTCTTCAGCTTGATGTTTATGCGTCTACGGCATCGGCAGCACGCGCCGCCGGGCACGCCATTGAATATGCCATCGAGTTGAGCGCCACGATTACCAGCTACAACGGTGAAACCAAGGACGCGGAGACAGGCCTGTATCGATACAGCTTCGACGTGGACTGGATCGTCCGCCGATAACCAAGCCCAAAACCCAGGCCCGCCATGAGCGGGCTTTTTTTCGTCCGCAGGAGACACCTATGTCCATTCTTACCCAGGGCACGCAGGTCTTTGCCCTCGTTCCACCGTTGTCCGGCACCGGCCCTTTACCGTCATGGAGGTGGAGTGTGCCACCAGCTTTGACCCGGGCGCGCGCCGGCTGACCAGATTGAAGATACTTGCCTGAGCGCCAAGGAGCGCAGCTACAAGAAAGGCTTGCGCACGCCAGGCCAGGCCTCCCTGGGCTTGAACGCAGACCCCAACAATGCCAGCCATATTCGCCTGCATCAGCTGTCCGAAGCCGACGGCGATACCAGCGTCAAGTGGGCGGTAGGCTGGTCCGACGGCACCGCTATTCCGACCTTGGCTGCCGGCGGCGTGTCGATGGGGTGAGCATCGGGAGTGGCGGGACCGGCTACACCACGGCCCCAACGGTCGCCTTC